ACGGCTCATTCCCGCCACTATTGAATCGTTGATATCCTTGTAGTCCCAAGTTGCTGGCCATATAACTAAATTATATCCTTTCTGACAAAATGATTCAACCTTCTTGACGACTTGTTTGTTCCTCGGTTGATTATCTAGAACCAAAGTCACCTGCTCTTTCGGTAAAGAATACACAGCTCGATTGAAATCTGTGCCACCAGGAGCAATACAATTATCTACGAACATGCTATCAAACTGACCCTCAACAACATAGATAGGTTTCGTGTAATCAATACGGTCTAATCCATAGACCAGCGGTTTATCCTGCTCAACTCGGATAGTTACATATCGGAGGTTAGAGTTTCCCATAGCCCGACCAGTAACACCAACGATATTACCAACAGCATCGCGAAACGGTATAACGATTCGCTCATCTGATATCAGTCTGTCTTTATAGAGCGGATTGATTTTTTCAAGTTCTTTCATGTTCTTCGCGTAGAACATATCATTGAACCTGTCTTCGGGAATCTTACGACCCTTGAGATATTGAACTGCGCGATGTGATTCGAGTAGATCACAGACACGAGGAAGGTCGAGTTCGAGTTTAGGTTTTTGCTCTACAGCTGGTTTATCACTCTTAATGATAAACTCATCAGATGTGTTTGCTGAGTGTTCGCGATTAGCAAATGTTTCTAGACGATAAGCGCGAGCGACATTATTATCTATCAGGTCCAACAGTTTATAGAGGGAAGAACTGATGTCACAGTTGTGGCATTTGTAAACGAGCGAACCTTTATGCTCGAACAAATATCCTCGTGCCTTGTGTTTATTTTTTTGGGAATCGCCGCAAAACGGGCAGCGAAAATTATACAGCCTATCACCCTTCCGCTTGAACTGAAGCAGCTGGGTCGATATCATGGCAATGTATTTGTGGTCTACTTGAAGTGTCATCATCAGATCATTATATAATGGGAATTACGAAAAAGAAAGGGACTAATTAAACAATCTTGTTAAAGATTCCATCTGAGCGAGAGAAAAACCTATGACCGTGGCGACACCAACAACAAACCAGCGCCATCGCTCTAGCTTTTCTAGACGCCCACTGACAAATGCATGCTGTTTACGGTTTTCATCTTTGAGAGATTTAAACTCTTCAGTGATTTCTTTTTTCATATCACTGATGCGTTGATGAAGCACCTCACGCTGTTGTTCATTATTTTGCAAACGAGTTTCATGCACAGCAAGCATTTTATCTACAGTAACACTCACCGCTGAAAGTTTATCTATAGCGAGGTCGAACTTTTCGGCGAGACCTGCAATCATCTCCATATCTCGCTTTAAAATTTCAACGTCTGTGCGTATCTCATCTGCCACGAACCTATCCCCAATCTGTTTTTATTGCGCAAGCGCAATTTTTGCACTTACATTCGGTTAGTTGATTTTCAGCAAACCCCTCGATTGGCTTTGAGCAAACTGTTTTTTCGCAATGACATTTATGCCCACAACTCTTACAGTATTTATTCAGCTCCATTTTTCCATCTCTCCTGATCTACATCGAGCCTCTTCGATGCGTCCCTTATATATCTATCGAAATTTCCGTTCCAAAATATGAACGGAAAGAAAGCATGAATGAACATAATTATACTGATACAAAACGCCCACAATGCCTCAGGAAATGCAAACTGGAAATGCGTGAAGTATGTATTCTTCGTTTCCTGAAGATGTTTAAGATTAATAAACATTATCCCGAAGCTGGTCCACCTCCACAAGCACGAACTGAGTAATAACAGAAAAACTTTTTCCAACCAGGAACTGAGGGTTCTGCTGAATTCATACCCATGAGGAATATGTCATCAGCTAGTCCGCGAGCGATCCCCCATTTATTCTGATCGTGATCTTCATCACTAGAATATTCACGCAATGCAGCATAAAGATGGTCATGAATTACTGCAGCTCGGGCAACATCCCACGGAGAAATAAAAGCCCAGCATGCACGAGGAACTGATGCTAAGTCTGTATGCATACCTTTCTTACAGGTTATCTTTCCTGTGTCGCTTATATTAACGCCGACCTCTTTCAGTAGATCAATATCTTCAGCACTGATATTGTTCGGAACGAATGACAATGCTTTGTTGAGAACCCAAGTTTTCGGTGCATCGTACTCAGCATTAATCTTTCCGTTGAACTTGCCTTTATCTTTAATCATTTCAACTCCTACTTCTTACTCTTAGGTTTCGATAGAGCTTGGGCACCAAAAAAAGCAGCTACAATACCAGCAACAGCAATAAAATAAACTCCAGCCATATCTCCTAAAATTTTAGCCGCCTGATCAATTTTGAAAATAGATGCCATCAAAACAATCGCCGGATATAGTAACATACCACCAAGAGAAAACCAAGCCATGGTCCGCTGGGCATCCCTCATTGCATCCGCATCTTCAAGCTCTTTGCGCTTGAACTCAAGATACATTTCATGTTCTACTGGATCAACATATCCGTCACCGTTTGTATCGGCTGGGTGATGATCACTTCTTGCTTCCTTCGTTTCCTCCTCCGACATCTTTCCTCTCCTCAGGTTTCACTGCCGTTTCGTAATAGACGATAATTTGTTTTTGTTGTTGTATATATCGCCTCAACTCTGCAAAATTCAACGACAGATTTTCGTAGTCCTTGACGGAGATTGCGATGTATGAATCGGCTCCGTTTTTCTTGGCATATTTTTTGATGAAATCTTTGTAGTTACTTTTATTGACTACATAGATCTTGACATCATTTAGCTGGACTGCCTTCGGGTGTTGGACTATTGGCACTTCGGTTCTTACTGTTTTTGTTACAGTAAGGACTTTCGGTTCCGGGATTAACGAACATCCCATTAGGGTCAGTGATATCATAAAGACAGCCCCATAACCTATCAGTCGCATTTTGCATCTTCCTCTGTATTAATACTGGCTTTTTGTTAGCCAAGTGAGTTAAATTGTGTTTCCGCAAAGTGTTACGGAGTTGATCGCCGTACCGCTCTGCCGTTTGTAACTGTCCTTGTAGCTCTTTATTTATTTTTTCGAATCGCTCTCTGTCCTCAATCATGATATTAATCGTTTCTTGTTGCTGCTTCGTTGCCTCCTCGAGTGTTGCATTATTTGCAACGAGCTGACTGATTCGAGCCTGAGTGCTATCATAATAATATTTTGCCCCCCAAGCTGCAGCACCAAGGATACCGATAACTATCAGAGCGAGATATATCTTTATCATTTAATTGCCTTCTTCGCTTGTTCTTTTTTCCGTCGCCTTAAGAAACCAGCAACGTCAAAAGATTGACCATATTTTTTGGTTGGACCCTTTATACCAACTTTCGGCTGTCTTTTAGACCAGTGAACGGGGTCGTCACCAGTTCCAGCAACAGCCGCACCAGTAGCATTAGCAGGTGCATCTTCCATCATAGCGCGGAGATCAGAAAAATCTTTGCTCGTATTTTCATTGAGCATCTTCATTTCTTTTTCTAATTCTTCATAGAGGTATCCTGGATCATTTAGGAACCGTTCATCTTTTTCGCGCAACAGTAATAGCGCAGCGGCATAAGAAGCTAGACGAGTTCTACCACCAGGAATCTTACCTAAAAGTTTCTTCAGATTGGCAAGCATGATATCGTAATATCCCCAAGTCTTATTTTGCTCGGGTGTCCGATCGCTCTTCGGCAAAATAACTTTGCCGTCTTTATCAATGATTCCAGCTTTGTATGCGTCCCATTTATTAAATGGTGTCACAAGCCTTCTGATAAACTGATAAATCAGAAATAGATCTACGACTCCTTTTGCCATGCGGCAACTCCTAGTTTTCTATGTATTTCTCTATCATTTCGAGTCTATCATGATAATGTGAAATACAATCAATTTCTTTTTCCATAGCTTCCATAACATCTGGGTGTTCACCAATGCCAACAGGATTAGTGAGATACACCTCGACATTCATTTTATGTTTTTCAATGTTACCCAACGCATGAGCCTTGAGTGCCTCAATCATATTGTCTCTCATATCTTTCTCAACCTTTCGACTAATTTCATATCCATAGAAACATCAGTACCAAACAATCTACTATCAAAGACACCATCAATATATTCTGGCCAACGAGCTATCAACATCAAGAACGGTTTAAGATACTCAAGATAGCTCTGCAACTTAAATACTAACATCTTAGTCAAAGTTTCACCATCGAATACATTATACAAAATGATCAAATGATTAAGCACCAGCCTTTCATTAATCTCGCCCGTCTTTCGATAACGAGAAAACGAACGGCTGATGCTTCTAATCCTTGTTAAGTCTTCATGAAACTCCTCCTCAGAAGAGCACATGTTGTTGTCATAACTTTGAATCGCAAACATTATAAAATTTTTGTCACTCACATGATCAAACATATACTAAAAGCCTACTTTAGAAGGTCGATAAACTCACCCTCTTAATACTTGTTGCATTTACACAGATGTATAAATGTGTGTTCGAAAAGAACATCTGCCCTACACTCAGGGACTCAGTAGCTGTATTGTTAGAGGAAGGATTGGACTTCAACGTGGTAATCATAGTGTTAACAGTCGTAGCCTTCGTCGTAACCAAGTTAGAAGCCAAGAGTACCTTATTCCCTGAAACAGTTACGTTCGCCGTGAACGATGTATTTGCTGGAACGGTAGAAAAGAAGTTCTTCACATTGATTCGTTTGGAAGCAGGTGTCCCATTCGGATCATCAACAATCAACAACTGATCTTCGTCGTTTGCTGTTGTAAGCTCAGTGAGCTGTGTTACTTTCTTATCTGCCATGACTCAATCAACCTTTCAAATTAAGTTTGTCCAGCTGGGCGCGCAACCTGGAATGTACTAATACGAACACCGTCGCCGTCAAGCAAGTTGTTAGCAACACCGCCAGTGATCACTAGGTTC